ATTGTTACAACAATCCAAAACAATCCACTTTAATCTAATATGAGAAATATTCATATAAAAGTTTTAAAAAGACTTTTAATGTTATTATTTCCACATATCGAATTAAAATTCTTTAGACCTTTTGTTTCTAATTTATTTAAATGAATTAAAGACTGAGGTATAATCTATACTATTAAATATTATAAACAAATGCGTTTACATTGTACAAGGTACATATGTGGACAGCCTTTGCTTACTAATACTATGAGTATAGGATTAACTAAAGATGGATGACCAAAAAAGCTTTTATTTCTTAAGTCTCTTGCTGATAGTGGTATAACCTCAAATTTAAAATTTGTTTTAACAATTTTAAATTTTAGTAGATCATTTATCCTTAATAAGGATGAATGAAATAAGGTTATTCCTAACTTTTCCAGTATAACTGATCCCCCAAAAGGGAATTATATTATACCTGGTGGGTTTATTAACAAGTTTGTTAAGAAACATTCATTGAAACGAAAACCACCTGTCTTCACCAAGAAATTATTATATTTATCAATGAAAGCTGGTCCTGATGGACCTGCTACATTAACATCTTATCATAACTTATTACAATATAGTTATGAAGAGATGCAAAATATTTTTAATATTACTGATGAAGCTGGGGCGGATTTCTTTTCTAAATCCTACAAGTATGCATGGGATAATAACCTTTATGCCCAAAAGTCAAAAACTAATGGGGTATTGAGTTATGTAAAAGATCCTGAAGCAAAATTGAGAATAATAGCCATTTCTGACTATTATACTCAGTTGTTTCTAAAACCAATCCATAATATAATTTTGTTTATATTAAGAGGAAGTTTTAGTACTTGCGACAGAACTTTTACTCAAGATCCAATGCATAAATGGGAGGAGAATGAACATAGCTTTTGATCCTTAGATTTGTCTAGTGCAACTGATAGATTTCCTATTGATTTACAACGTCGACTATTAGTCAGAATTTTTAATGAAAAATTTGCTAGTAGTTGATGTTATTTATTATCAAATAGGAAATTTACTACACCATTGGGTGACATTGTTAAATATTCAACAGGTCAACCAATGGGTACTTATTCCTCTTGAGCGGTTTTTACTTTAACACACCATTTAGTTGTACACTATTGTGCACATCTAGAAGGTTATAATGATTTTGACCAATATATCATTTTAGGTGATGATATCGTTATTAAAAACGATAAAGTTGCTAAAAGATATGTTGATGTTATATCATTATTAGGTGTTGAAGTTTCTTTAAACAAAACACATGTATCAAAAGATACTTATGAATTTGCTAAAAGATGAATAAAGCCTTTAACCAAGACGGAGATTACAGGTGTTCCTTTGAAAGGAATAATCAATAATTTTAAAAATCCACAAGTGGTTTTTATTATTTTATATGATTATTTCAAAATCAAAGGTAACCTATATTTAAGTAAGTACTCTTTGGTAGAGTTGTTATTTAGACTTTATTATAAGTTTACTATTATTGGTAAAATAAGTAAAACTAAGAAGAAATCTTTTTCTTCAAAGAAATTATTTATTAACCTTAATAGGAATAAACTTATAATGATCAAAGCTTTGGGCCTGTCATTGGATATCGAC